TTTACTGCTACGGTTTTAACTTAGGTTAGATACGCGCTAACCTATTAGAAGCCGGGCAGTGCCCGTTCACTGCTAGTCCCCTCTAGGTACGCCTCATGGCCACTACTGTTCTCACCGGCACGTCCGGCGCCCTCTACTACAAACCTGCAGGTACCACCTCTACCTTCAGTCCTTCTGACGTCACCGTTTCTGGTGCAGTCCTTAGCGTTGGCTCCTACTACAACTTTAAAGTAGGCGATCCCGTTAAATTCTCCGTAATCAACCAAGCTGGTGGTACTGCCGCTGGCACCTTGCCTTCTGGCATCACCGCTGGTACCACCTACTACGTTATCGGCTACACCGCCTCGACTGGTGCCTTGACCGTTTCTTCCACCCTCGGCGGCTCGGTCATCACGATCACCACCCAAGGTACGGCTACTAGCCCCAACAAATTCCAAGTTGCCTACGCCGACTTCGCTGTTGTCGGTCAAGTCCGCTACTGGAAATTCGACATCAGCCGCGCTGAGATCGACGTCACCACCATCGGTCAAACCCCTGGTCAATACGTTCCTTTCAAGAACTACATCGCTGGTTTTGGCGATGGCAACGGTTCTTGCACGGTGTACATGGCTGATGACGACTTTGCTTTTGCTAACCGCATGATCGAAGACGTCCTCCAGCGTCAACAGGGTGGTGCAGCCTTCAAGCTGTACAGCAACCGCATTATCAGCAGTGGCACCACCGTTGATGACACCAAGAGCCGCTCAATTGCTATGGACGCAATCCTTACCAGCGCCTCGATCTCGGTGGATCCTGACAATGCTCAGACCATCGCCATCAACTTCCGTCCTGCTGCAACCCCCACCTTCGACTTCTCGACCACTGTCTGATAACTACCCTAGTTATCAAACTGAGCCCCAGTGTCACAACTGGGGCTTTTTTATGACTATTGCGCTACAGTAATAAAATACCAACCAAGGTTTATGGCTTCTTCAATTCCAGTTCGCGCAATTGATCGTCTGCGTAAAGCTGCCAATCTAGAACCCAGTAAAAAAGTAGTTGAACTTAGTGATGGCAGCACATTTGAGATGTGGGTCGCACCCCTGACCATGGCTGAGCGTGAACGCGCCCAGAAAAACGCCAAGTCAGATGACGCCAACGCCTTTGCCCTCCAACTTCTAATTCAGAAGGCCTGCGACGAAAACGGTTCCAAACTGTTTAGTACTGGCGAAATTGATGTGTTGAAGAACGAAGTCAAGGACAAAGATCTCCAGTCATTGATGCTGGCAATCCTGACCGACGACTCCGAGCCAATCGACCCAAAAGCCTGAGCACCGAACTTCGGAGAGACAACTGGCTCATGCTCCAATTTGGCGTCGCCAAAGAGCTGGGTAAAACACTCTCTGAAGTTCGGTCTACCATGACTGCCGAAGAACTACTCGGCTGGAGCGCCTACTTTTGTATCCTTAACGAGGACCAAGAAAGGGCCATCGAAGACGCAAAACGCCGCCGGTAGTCACGGCGGCTTTTTATTGAGTAAGCTGGGGTACCAGATAGTGCCAACGCTGTGTCTGCTTATAGAGCCGATATTGAGATAGGCGTAAAAGGTACGCGACAACTTGAGCAACTACGCTCACTCATTACACAAACAACTCAAGCATTTGATAGTTTAAATCGTATTGCTAGTACCCGAGGTGGATTAGTACAAAATGTAAGCAACTATGTAAATCAGTTAAATAGAGCAAGTTTAGCATTAGATAATGTCACAATGGGTTCTTTAGCAGAAGCTAAAGCAATACGTGAATATGTAACAGTCATGGGCCAAGCTAATACAGCTCGTGCCCGTCAAAACTATCTAATTCAACAAGAAATTGCCAATCGTCGTCAGGTACAAGCAACAGTAGATGCCGGTTTTGGCCAGCAGGGTCCAGCCTTGCCGCCATCCATGCGAACTGGAACAAGACAAGCAGGAGGTGGTAAAGGAATTAACCGTGCAATTAGCAGTGCAGCAATTGGTGGCGCATTTCCTCTGTTATTCGGTCAGAGTGGAGCAGCAGCTACTGGTGGTGCAATTGGTGGTATTGCAGGCGAATTGTTTGGTCCCATTGGGGGATTCGGTGGATCTTTGATTGGTACTTTAATCGGTGAAAAAATCGGTCAAGGTAACAAAGTTAAAGAACTCGCAGCAGATATTGGATTTTCTGCCGAGCAAACCAAAAGGCTTGGAGTTGCCTTCCAGCAAGCCGGTAAAGACTTTGACAAGTTCCAAGAATCTGTATCTCGTATTCAAGGTTTAAGTCTGTCTATTGAAGATCAAGGTCGTGCTATTCAACTAGCCAGTGCTCTTACAGAAGGATATGGAGGCAAGATTGACAAAGTTACAAACGCTTTTACTAATGCTCTTCAAACAGGAAAAGTAACACAAGGTACTTTAAATCAACTTACAAGCCAAGGTATTCCAATTCAAGAAGCCCTTGCTAATAAGTACGGAGTAAGCCGTAGTGCCATCTTGCAGATGGCTAAAGACGGAAAAATATCTGTACAGACACTTATTGATGTACTTGTAGAAGTAGGTAATGAAGGTCAAGCCAGCGCGTACAAACAAGCTAGTTCTTTTGATACTGCATATAAACATATAGAAGACGCAGTAAAACGACTACAACCAGTATTTGAAGGACTATTCAAATTTATTTCAAATCAGCTATCAAGTACATTAGATGAAGTATTAAATGCACTCACTAATATAGTGACAGGTATGGAAACTATGGCCAATATTATTGGCCCTATATTTGAAGGATTGGCCGCAAAAATTAGTAGTAGCTTAGCAAAAGTACAGATTCCGCCATGGCTTGCATCTTTTATGCGCGAAGGTGCAACTTCTATGGCATTAAATATTATGCCAGGTGGAGCAGGCCTCAATTTCTTGCGTCAAGTAGGTAAAGATACACGTCAAAATGCAACTAAAGGCAGATACACTACACCCGATCAACAACAGGCAGTCAGAGAAAGACTGTCCAGTTTTTCTGCACTGGGACAAATGCCTCCCAGTAAAAGCGGTAGTAGTGCAGCAGATAAAGCTGCTAAGGCAGCAGAACGTGAGGCCGCACGTGTTGCAAATATTGTGCGCGACCGTGCTGCTGAAACTGAGATACTGCGTATGCAGATGATTTTTGCAGAACAAATTACCGTTGCAGAAATAAATAAAGATCCCGTACTAAAGTCCCAACTACAAACAACTGAAAAAATAAATCAAATTTCGCTTAACTATAACAAAGCTATAAATGATGAAAAAGCTAAAGGCAATTCTATTGCTGCAAAAGAAGCTATTACTAAAAAAGCACTAGCCGAAATAGAAAAAACAAACTTTGAAGGTGCTTTAGACATAGCTAAAATTGAAATTGATCGTAAACAAAATTACGATAACCTTTTGATGGATCTAGATCAAGAACTTAAATTGCGTTTTGCAACTACAGAAGAAGCACGTAACCAACTTCGTATTGAATATGAAATGAAAAAATTAAAGCAAGGTGGAGAATATACCGGAGTACAGTTAGCTGAAATTGAAAAACGTAAGCAAAAAATAAGCGCACCAAAAACAGATGCACAATCTATTACAGATCGCATCGGTCAACTTAAAGATGAACTAAAAGAATTGACAAAAGTTAGTACTGTTGTTATTACAGCTGCCGATGCAATTGGTACATCATTTAGCACATCGTTTAAAGGCATTATTGATGGTTCAATGACTGCACGGGAGGCTTTAGCTAGCTTCTTCCAAAGTGTAGCGGACGCATTTTTAGATATGGCTGCACAGATTATTGCTAAGTGGATCACAATGACAATTCTTAATAGTGTTCTATCACTATTTCCTGGAGGAGGTGGTGGCGGTGGTCTTGGCTCTAGTCAATTCCAACCTGGATCAGGACCACAACTAGTTCCTTCCTTACCTGGTGCAAAAAATTACAGCGGAGCGTTTGGAAAACGTGCTTCAGGTGGTCCTGTCACAGGTGGCAATCCTTACATCGTGGGCGAAAAAGGCCCAGAACTATTTGTTCCAGGGCGTAGCGGTACTATCGTTCCGAACGATGCCATGGGTGGCGGCGTTCAAGTGGGCGCCATCAACATCAGCGTTCAGAATACCGGCGACAACCTCAGCCCTGCTGCTCAAAAGCAGATCGCAGGTCAAGTTCAGAGTATTGTTATG